GGGACTTTGGGCGGACTTTGCCACCGGGGAAAAAGGTGGCGACATGATAAGCCTATACGCTGCCATCAACCGCCTTAAGCAGGGCGAGGCGGCCAAGGCCCTGGCTACAGACGTGAATTTTAACCTTAAGATGTTTGAGATTATCGGCCCCGTGCCGGTATATCACTACGTGACCCAGCAGCTGATAGACTCGAAGGCCACGCGCAAGCGCATGCGGATCAAGCGCCAGGCCCTGGGCTTGAGCTTACGCGCCGCGGCCGCAGCTGCAGGGTTCAGCCATGGATACCTTTGCGACCTGGAGAACGGAAAGCGCCCCTGGACGGCCAAGAACGCCCAAAAAGTGGTGCATGGATTTTATAAAATTGGAAAGGTGGTGAAACCTTGAAAACCGATTTGAACGCCGCGGAATACGTGGCCCATGTTTTTGGTGGAGTGCGGCCCCTGGCCGCAGTGCTGGGCCTACACTTCAGCACGGTCTCGCATTGGATCAATGGCCAGGGCCCGGACCGGGTAGGGAAGGGGATGGTGCCGGCAAGGTATCAGCAGATGGTGATGGCCAAGGCCAAGGTGATGAAGATCAAGCTTGAAGCCAAGCACCTGATTTATGGTGGAGAAGTAGAAGCCGAGCTGATGCCAAAAACCCGATAACCTTCCTTCAGATACCATATGCCAACCGAACTTGATTTTGACGGCCTGGCTAGCTATCTGCTTGCCCGGATCCGGGATCTTTTGCCCCGGTGGCTTCCAGGCGGCCGCATGCAAGGACAGGAATTTGTTTGCGCCAGCCTGCAGGGCGGCGCCGGCGGCGACAGCTGCAAGGTAAACACAGCTACGGGACTTTGGGCGGACTTTGCCACCGGGGAAAAAGGTGGCGACATGATAAGCCTATACGCTGCCATCAACCGCCTTAAGCAGGGCGAGGCGGCCAAGGCCCTGGCTACAGACGTGAATTTTAACCTTGCGCCTGGCCAAGGATCCACCCAGATGGCCCCAGCGAAGCCCAAAAAGGCCGTGGGGGTGCTAAAAACCCCTCCAGAAGGCACCAAGCCTCCAGTTTTTGGGGAAGCTGCAGGAATTTGGTGTTACCGCACCGACAAAGGCCAGCCAATTTTCTATATAGCTAGATATGAAAAGATGGTGGCCGGCGAGACGATAAAGAACATTATCCCATACAGCTGGGACGGCACGCAGTGGCAGCAGAAACACGTGCCGGCGCCGAGGCCCCTTTACAACCTGGACCAGCTGGCCGAGCACCCGGACTGGCCCGTGCTGGTGGTAGAAGGCGAAAAATGTGCCAAGGCCGCCATGCAGATAGTGGGGGATGGTTATGTGGTGACGACCTGGCCAGGCGGGTCCAACAGCGACGCCCATGCCAATTTCAAGCCCTTGCACGGCCGCGACGTGGTGCTTTGGCCGGACGCGGACAGCCGCCAAAGGTATCCTAAGAGCCATCCCACGGCGCCGGAAGTCCGGAAGCCATACAATGAGCAACCAGGGCCCGCGGTGATGGACAGGATTGCCCGCAGCCTGGCCCCTTATTGCCCCAAGGTGCGGATCATCAACGTCAAGGACTTGTATGACCAGGACGCAGATGGCTGGGACGCGGCCGACGCACTAAAGGCTGGCTGGACGTGGGAGGAATTTTCCGCCTGGGCAAAGCCCAGGCTTGAAGATTTTAAACTACCTTTGCCCGCGCAAGCTGGCCGCGGCGAATTGGTGCAATCCAAGGCCGAGAGCTATCCGCAAGGCGGCCCGGCAGTAACGGTGCTGGAAGATGGCGTGGCCATTGAAATGAGCGTGCGGGCCCTTTGGCAACGGGCCGGCATCAAGGTGCTGCAGAGCGGCAACCCCTTGACCAACATGGATAACCTTTTGCGGATCTTGGCCGCGGCCGGAGATGTGAAGGTATGGTTTGACGACTTCCACAAGCGCATATTCACCACCTGGCAGACCGGCGTGCAGCACGAATGGAGTGACGACGATACGCTGGACTTGATGTTGCGCTTTCAACGGGATTTTGTTTTTGTGAAGGTGACGGCCGAGATGGTGCTGCAGGCAGTTCAATACTTTGCCAAGCGCAACCGCAAGCATGAACCGCGGGACTGGCTCAAAGGCCTTATCTGGGACGGCAAGCACCGCATTGCCAATTTTTTCCATGACTACATGAAGGCCGCTGACAACACCTATACCAAGAGCGCCAGCCAAAATTTCTGGGTGAGTCTCATAGCCCGGATCCAGGTGCCTGGCTGCAAGGTGGACAACATGGTGATTTTGGAAGGCCGCGAAGGTATCCGGAAGTCCAGCGCCCTGGCCGTGATAGGCGGGCCCTGGTATAGCGAAATGATGATTGACCTGAACAACCTGGCCGGCTTCCTGGAGGTCCTGCCAGGCAAACTTATCATTGAAATTTCAGAAATGGACGCCTTCAAAAAGGCGGACGCAACGGCAATTAAGAAGGTGATTACCAACCAGGTGGACAGATACCGGCCGCCCTATGGCCGCCAGGCCGAGGACTTCCCGCGTCAGTGCATTTTTGTTGGCACCACCAACGAGAGCGAGTATTTGCGGGACATGACCGGCAACCGCCGCTTCTGGCCTATCAGTGTAGACACGGTGAACACGGACGCAATCACCCGGGACCGTGACCAGCTTTTTGCCGAGGCAAAATATTTGTTCGACAATGACGTGAAGTGGTATTTCATGCCGGAGGAGGCAACCAAGGAGATGCAGGAAAGCCGGCGAGAACGGGATCCCTGGGAAGATGCCATTGAAGAGTTTCTGGTCAACACAAACACCACCAAGCAGCAGTTTATTGCCGAGGAAGTGCTGCACCTGATGGTCTCGAAAATGACCTGGCAGGAAAGCCGGCGAATCACCAAGATCATGAAGAAGCTTGGCTGGGTTACAAAGGTAGGGCGTGACGCCAACGAGCGGGTGGAACGATACTGGGAACGCATAGCACAAAAAAATCTTTTAGGAAATTGAAAAATTAATTTGACATACTCCGAATAGGTGTATATAATACATATACACCAAGGGAAGCCACCCACTTCGGAGGATACCATGAAGAACAACACCCGCCAGCGTTTGATGAACCTTTACGGCCGCGCCCTAGTGCAGCTTTCCGAAGCCCAGGGTGCTGGCCGGCGCCGTGGTGCGGATCCCTTGACCCCGCGGGCCCAGCACTTCCAGGGCAAGGCGCAGCGGATCCTTTCAATCGTTTCTAATCTGTAATTGAGGCTTATTTGAAACCGATAGCCCTGGATCTTTGTTGCGGAAAAGGTGGCTGGGGAAAGGGCCTCAAGGCTTCGGGCTGGCAGGTCCTAGGGGTGGACATCGAGGACTGGAAGAATCCATGGAGCCGAACAAGCAGGGCATCACAAGACCAATAAGCGCAAGGAGTGGTCTGCCATGGTAGCCATGATCCCCGAGGAACTCAGCACCTGGATAGGACAATGTTTTTACCCACACTAGGAGCCAGCATGAAAGAGCATCCCATATTGTTCAGCGGCCCGATGGTCAAGGCCATCTTGGAAGGCAGGAAAAGTCAGACCCGCCGTGTTATGAAGAATCATCCCGATGGAGTTTGGGGAGTAGATATTTGCGGCGGTGAGGATGGGAAAAATTCAGTGGATACTGGCAAGCCTTGGTGGAAAGTCGGCGGGATTAACGGGCTTCCCAAATGCCCATACGGCCAGCCAGGGGACAGGCTTTGGGTTAGGGAGACGTGGGCACCAGGTATGAATATGCCTCAACCCGCTATTTATCGTGCGGATTGGCCTGGAGATGAAAAAGGAGTTCGCTGGAAACCCTCCATCCACATGCCCCGCTGGGCCAGCCGCATCCTGCTTGAGGTTACGGACGTTCGGGTGCAGAGGGTGCAGGAGATCAGCGAGGAGGATGCCCTGGCTGAGGGAACACGTTGCCATTTGGATATAGAGCCTAAAAATCACCACGACTGTTCTTGGAGCTATAAAGAGCATTTTGAAAAGCTTTGGGACTCCATCAACGCCAAGCGCGGCTATGGCTGGGACGTGAACCCCTGGGTCTGGGCCATCAGCTTCAGGAGGATAAGACCATGAAACCATGCCCGTTTTGCGCTTCAAAGGAAATCAGGGTGGCAACCTTCAAAATAGAAGAGTTTTCAATTAAGTGTTTAAACTGCGGAGCTTCTACTGGGCTTTGGAGCACTGCCGATTCTGCCCTTGAATGTTGGACCGCCCGGCGTGGAGAACAGGTCCTTGAATTGAACGGCGTGGCCAATGTGGTGATGCAGCTGGACGTGATTGAGCACCTGGCCGTGGTGCGCAAAGGTATCGTTCCCTTGCGCCGCGGCCAGGCAGGCGACATGGTGAAGGTGATGGATGTGTTGAACTTGTCCTATGACAAACTAAAGTCCATTCGCAAAGAACTGATGGATTTTTGTGTTTATGCCAGGCAGCTGCCAGACAATCCAACCCGCCGCTGGGCGGAATTCAAGGAAGGAAGGTAAACTCAATGAAATGCAATGAAATTGACACTTTCACGCACGAGCACTCAGCCTGCCAAGAGGCGGTTGAATGGATCAAGAAATCTAAGCTCACCACTTGCGCCAAGACCTGGGCCAAATGCCAGCGAGGGGATTGGATGATTTGGGCCTTGCGCCGGTCTGGCAAGATGGACAAGAACATGGCGGTAAAGATTGCCTGTGAGTGCGCCCTGCATGTCCTTCCGTTGTTCGAGAAGAAATACCCGGATGACAAGCGACCCAGAGTGGCGATTGAAACCGCGTTGGCTTACATCAATGGTAACGCGACGATGGAGCGAGTTATCCAGGCAAAGAAGGATGCTCGGGAGTCGAGATACGCCGCCGCCTACGCCGCCTACGCCGCCGCCGCCGCCCACGCCGCCTACGCCGCCGCCGCCTACGCCGACGCCGCCGCCGCCGCCGTCCGAGCTGCCGCCGCCGCCGCCGCCTACGCCGACGCCGCCGCCGACGCCGCCCGAGCTGCCTACGTCGCCCGAGCTGCCGACGCCGCCTACGCCGCCTACACCGCCCGAGCTGCCGACGCCGCCGCCGACGTCGCCCGAGCTGCCTACGCCGCCGACGCCGCCTACGCCGCCTACGCCGCCTACGCCTACGCCGCCGCCGACGTCGCCCGAGCTGCCTACGCCGACGACGCCGCCTACGCCGCCTACGCCGACGCCGCCAGAATCAAAGAAAGGGGTTGGCAGGCGAACATGCTCAGGAAGTTGTTTGGGAATCCATTCAAGGAGGGTAAATGACTTTACCAAAAGGTTTGCATAAAGGCGGGGGAAATGAAGTCTCGGAGTTCGTCGACAAGCACTCCCCCCAACCAAATAGGAGGGAGGCATGGAAAGGCCTAAATATTTAACCGAAGAAGAATGGTCGGTTTTATCTCACGAAAGCGCATGGGATAGAGATTGCGACTGGGACAATTACGCAGACGCCAAGGAGTCCGAGTTTGCCGCGCTGAAGTCCTCTCACGCCGAGACGGTCAAGAAGCTGGAGGGAGATTTAGCCCGAGTTTCTGAATCGGCAATGACAATGCACGACATGATGGATTCTGCGGCGCTTGAGCGCGACAAGTGGAAAGAGGACGCGGAGAGGATTAAAGAATTGGCCTTGATTCTTTGCCGACTCTTAGACAGGGATACCTATGTAAGTATTGAGGGCCGCCCTAAAGCCGAAGAATGGGGGATGGCTTGGCAAAATATGTTTGAAGCATCAGGACTTGGAGGAACCGTCGCCCACAGCGCCCCGAAAGGAGAAAAGCCGTGAACTTGCTGACAAAGGAACAGATTGAGGAACTGATTGCTGTTTTGCAGAAAGGATTTGGGCATCCTCAAATTGACACATTGGTATACAACAAAATTTGTGCCCTTGAAGACATGGCCCTAGCCTACCTGGAAACCCTCGCCCAAGTCCCCAGCGCGTGGAGGCCGATTTCTACGGCTCCCAAGGATGGGAGTGTTTTCTTGGCTGGCTGCTGGGTCACTTGTAAACGCCCCAATCTACCTAATGTCGATGAATGGCAACAATTTTTAGGACATATAGACGATGAAGGAGATTTTGTTGATCCAGAAACAGGAGAAGGATTTGGCTGGGAATGGAATGATTACACCCACTGGCAGCCTCTCCCCGCTCCGCCCGCGGCCACTGGAAAGGAGGTGTGACATGCCTGTTACATCTAATGTGTATCGAATTACTGGCCGCGAGAAGTTGCCTAGTATCTATTTTAAAAAGCGCGGCCCTGTGTTTTGTGAGGTTTGTGGCCTTTTTTTTCCTGTGGTTGATGTTTATAAGCGTCTTTTACCGGTGGCGCAGTGTCGTAATGCTTTTCACGTAGTGGTTGATGCTTTTAATAGTGTGAAGATTTAATTCATCATATGAAATTGATTGGCGCGCCTGGCTTTGTTTAGCAGGCGTTTTTCTTTGTCACGGTAAACTCTAGCGCGTTGCGCAGCTTGGTTTTAGCTGTTTTGTAACAGCACTTTATTTTTCAACCGTCAATTCAAAAATTAAAAAACGTAGGCTTCCGCAAGGTATTTCTTTACGGTTTTGTTTGTAACAGCACTTTTCTTTGTAACATCACTTTTATTTAATGCTGTTACAAAGAAAAGTGCTTGACTTTTCATGTTTTTTAGCCCTACTATTCCCTTGTTACAGCATTATTATTCAATTAAGAGTAAAAGTAGATACCTACCTGTTTACTAAAGTAAGGGAATTCTTACCAACTCGTTAACTAAGCTTGACCACTACTTAAACTCTTTAGAGGTATTATAGTGCTGTTACGCGGCAGAATCCTGGGAAAATCCTTTCCTTGCCTATCTTTATCTTGTAACAGCATGGCAAAAAAGTGCTGTTACATGCTGTTACATGCTGTTACAAGCCAGCGCGACCCGGCCGCGGCCCGGCCGGCGCCCGCGGCGCACCCACTTGGAGACCATCATGCCCTTTGAACTGCACGAAGATGTGTGCCTGCACCCGCAAGCCCGCTGGGCCGTTGATCGGTATGGCATGCAGTTTCAATGTGAGCGCTGCGGGAAACTTATGGGAGACCTGGCGCCGGACCTGCCGGGATACGCTGACCGGGTGATTGCGTTGTGGCTCCAGTGGGCCGCGGCTGGGCGGCCGGGCTTTAAGGGCGCCCGGCTTTACCGCAATGTTGGGAGCCACCCGCACCACCTGGTTTCTTTCCACCCGCGTGGTGGGGATTGATTGCCTGGTTTGGGATTGGCTCAAATAAAATGTAACTCCTTATAGGGGGGGCCTTTAAAGGGGCCGGCACCCCCAGAATGAAAGTGTAGACTAGTATAGGGAGCCCCATTTAAATCCGTGGAAAATTTTTCTGAAAAAAAGGGGTCGATATGAAAACCGTTCTGGTTAGAATTTCCGCAGAAGTCAAAGAAAGAATTTTACTTTTAGCCCAAGCCGGTGACACAGTGGATGCAAGCTTGCGCAGAGCATTGGATATGCCAGCGGCTACCGATGAAGCTGCCTTGACAAGAGCGCTGGGGGAGTGGCCATTTAAGAAGCTGCAGATTGATGAGTATGTAACCATCCCATATGAAGTAGATCAAACCACGGGCTTGGCAAACGAAAAAAAATTGGACAGAATTCGAAGAGCGGTATACCGCCACCAGGCACAAGCCCAAAAAAAGTTTTCAATGACTGGAACCCCTACCGGGTTAAGAATCCAACGCGTGCGAGGAGCCAATGAATAACGAGGACTTGATCCTTCCTAGGGCCGCGGCCGAGAAATTAGAACAGCCTGGAACCATGGATAATATTTGCACACACATTTTACAAGGAGGGAGCCTGGTTGACTTAGCCGAAACCTGGGAAATTCCTTTTGGGTGGATCCGTCAATGGATGGCTGCCGATGAAGAGCGTGACCGCGCCTATGCACTTGCCCTAAATCGCCGCGCTGAATTTGAAGGGGAAAAAATTAAACGTGAACTGGCCCGGATCGCTTACGCTGACTTTAGAAAAATCTACACCACGGACGGGAAACTCTTGCCATACAACCAATGGCCGGCGGACGTAGCTGCCGCAGTAGTGGGCGTGGAATACCGGGACGGTAAGTTAATTGAATTCAAACGCGCGGACAAAATCCGGGCACTGGAGCTGGCTGGCAAAACCATTGGCGTGTTCTCAGACAAAATTGAAATGGACGGAACTATGACCTTAGAGGCCATGCTCTCCACCGTGGATAAAATCGCCCGCGAAAAAATTAAAAAACCAGTCGTTATCGAAGAAGGGACTAAGCCATGAGAGCTAGCGAGGCCACATTGCTAAGATGGAGATTTGAGCCCTGGACATTTGTGCGGGAATGTTTTGGAGCTACCCCGGATCCCTGGCAGGATGAGGCCTTGCACGCTTGGAACGATAACCAGCGCCTGGCACTAAAAGCATGCAAGGGCCCTGGCAAGACCGCTTTAGAAGCATGGCTGGGTTGGAACTGGCTCTTGACCAGGCCGTTCTCCCAGGTGTTTGCCACCAGCATCACCGGGCAAAATCTTAGAGACAACCTTTGGAAGGAAATGAGCACGTGGCAGCAAAAAAGCCAGATCCTTACCGAAGCCTTTGAGTGGGGCACCAAACGTATCGTTCATAAATCATCACCAGGAAACTGGTTCATGACGGCACGAACCTGGGAAAAATCCGCAGACAAAAATCAACAATCAGAAAGTTTGGCCGGCGCCCACGCGGACTATATCCTTTTTATTTTGGATGAGGTCTCGGGTATCCCGGACGCGGTAGCAAACACGGCCGAAGGCGCCCTGGCCACGGGCATAGAAAGCAAAATCTTGATCGCAGGAAATCCCAGCCTTTTAACTGGCCCGCTCTTCCGAGCCTTCAACACAGAAAAAAAACTATGGTATGGGATTGAAATCACCGCGGATCCAGAAGATCCAAAGCGCACCACCCGTGTATCCAGAGATTGGGCCCTTCAACAAATTGCGAAGTGGGGACCTACAAATCCGTGGGTGTTGGTGAACGTGTTTGGGAAATTCCCGCCAGCTTCTATCAACGCACTTTTGGGCCGGCCAGAAATCGAAACAGCAATGTTGAGGAAGTTGGATCCCGAGGCCTACATGCACGCACAGCGCAGAATTGGAGTGGACGTAGCTTGGTATGGAGACGACTCCAGCGTCATTGTTTCCCGCCAGGGCCTGAAGGCCAAACTCATGGGACAACACCGCCACCTTTCAACCACGCAGCTAATGACCCAGGTGATGCTGGCCATAAACGCTACCAGCAGCGAAATGGAATTTGTGGATGGAACCGGTGGATGGGGCAACGGCCTGGTGGATGCCTTGATTGGCGCCGGCCGTGCTCCACTGGCTGTAATTTCAAACAGCAAAGCGAACGATGAACAATTTTTCAATTTGAGAAGTGAAATGTATTGGAACATGGCCAAGTGGGTGCAGCGTGGCGGCGCCCTGGAATATGACCAGGATCTTATGGAAGAAATTGAAGCCTGCACCACCTACTACTACCAGGGCAACAAAATACGGATCCTGGAAAAGCAGCAGGTGAAAGAAAAGCTGGGCCGAAGCCCGGACAAGTCGGACGCCCTTGCTTTAACCTTTGCCATCCCTGAACTGAAAACTATGTTTCCAGAAGCCGATGCCACCGGCCTGGACCCAGCCACGTATCAGAATTTTCTTCGCGGCCAGCGTGGCCCACAAATAGCGGACCATGATCCAATGGAGCAAACCCGCGCCGGCGAGCTGGGTGATTTTGGGAATGATCCGATGAGATCCAATTTTTAATTGACACGCCCAAGCTTTGGGCTTACCATCCACCCATGCAATACTCCAGGGAAATTGCCCAACATGATTTGATTGATGAGCTGATGCCGCTCTTTAGAGACCACTGGAAAGAAATGGCTTACGCTCTTCCAGAGTTTCAATTTGAAGTGGACGTGGACAGATACATTTTGGCCGAGGCCGCGGGCATGCTACGCCTTTACATTGCCCGAGGTGAAGATAAAGCCATAGCAGGATACGCCGTGGTTTTTGTGCAGCCATCTTTTCACCTGGTGCGCGATAAGCAATTTCTAAAGCGCGGTCCTGGCCGGATCAGCGAAGCCACCCAGGTGGCGATTTATTTGAGAAGTGACCACCGCGGCAGCGGCGCCAAGTTTGTTGAGGCCTACCAGGCAATGCTTCAAGAAGAAGGCATTGAAATGCTTTACCACCACGCGCAAATTGGTGGCCCAATGGAGGCGATACTTGAATTCCTGGGCCACACCAAAACAGAAACAACCTGGTGCTTAAAGCTGTAATTTGTTCCACGTGGAACATTTTTGAGGCGCGGAGATGGTAGCTACAGCAATTCCTTTAGTTATCGGAGCTATGCAGGCCGCCGGATCCGCCCAGGCCCAGAACCAGGCCCAGGCCACCGCCCACGCCCAACAAATAAAAGAGCAACAGATGATTGACCAACAAGCCAAGCAGGAAAAGGATACTCGGATAAATCAGGGCCAAACAGCTTTGGATACCCAGAAAATTTTGAATGATGCCCAGCAAGGCCCAGCAAACGCTGGATTTGCCAACATGCTTCTGACCGGAACCAAGGGACTTCAGAACCCGAACATGGCACCCTTGGCCGGCAACTCCATTATGGGGATATGATGGCCGATACCAACGTCAAAGCGCCTTGGAAAGTGGATTACGAAGCCGCCCTGAAAGATGCCGAGGGATCCGGCGCTACGGCCAAAGTGGAACGCATGAAATTGAAGCAGCAGCTCAACGTGCTCCTGGGCCAGATGGAAGTTTCCCGCAGCACCTTCCGGGCCCATTGGCTTGATCTTGCTTACCACATTGCCCCACGCAGAACCCGCTTCCTGATTACCGATGTGAACCGCGGCGACAAACGCATGCAGATGATTATCAAGAACACCGCCGGCCGCGCCGCCCGCACCCTACGCGCCGGCATGATGAGCGCCGTGACGAGCCCCACCCGGCCATGGTTCAGATTGGGCCCGGTAGATAAGGCCCTGCAGGACAGTGGCCCGGTGAAGCAATGGTGCTACGAAGTCACCGAACGCCTTTTGATGCTCATTGCTCAAACCAATTTCTATGAAGTCATGCCCATCCTTTACGGTGATGGTGGTGTGTTCGCCACCGGGGTAGTGTTTGCCGAAGAGGACATGAATTCCGTGGCACGTTTCTTTTCCTTGCCCATTGGATCCTATTCAATCTCAAGGGACGCCAACGGCCGGCTGGATACTCTTTGTCGCAAGTGGCGCATGACAGTCCGAAGCGTAGTTACAGAATTCGCCACCAATGACGATGGCACCCAGGCCTGGGACAAAGTTTCTGACTACGTGAAGAACCATTTTGAAAATGGGAATTACAACATTCAGTGCGACGTGTGCCACTTTGTAATTCCAAACCCGCAATACCGCCCCCAGACCCTTGGAATTACCGGTTACCCTTTTCTCTCCCTGTATTTTGAACTTGGCGCCGCGAACGTGGGAATTGAAAATTCACTTTCGTATCAGGGCCAGGTTTTGCCCCTTGACCGGTTTTTGAGGATCAAGGGATACCATCATGCGCCGGTCCTGGATTTTATTTGGGAACGCACCGGGGAAGATGATTACGGAACCTCCAGCCCCGGCATGGAAGCGCTGGCCGATATCCGAAGCCAGCAGCTTATCATGCGCAGAATTTTCCAGGCCATGGAATACAAACTACGCCCGCCCATGCTGGCCAGCCCATCCATCAAGCAGCAGAAAACCAGCATCCTGCCAGGCGACATTTTGACCGCCAACAATCCCAATGACTTCAGCATGAAGCCCATCATGGAAGTCGAGTTTGACCTGGCCGATGCCCTGAAGATCGAAGAGATGATTACCGAGGAAGTGAACGCCGCTTTCCTGGTGGATCTTTTCCGCATGCTCCTTGACGATGAACGCCGCACGCCACCCACCGCCACCGAAGTGCGCGAGCTGAAGCAGGAAGGCCTCCTGCAGCTGGGCCCTGTCATGCAGAATTTGAACGAAGGCGTTTTGAACCCGGCCGTCATGCTCATGTATAATTTTGCCATGCAGCAGGGCCGCCTGCCGGAGCCCCCGAAGGAGCTGGCAGGCAAACCCATTGCCATTGAATATATCAGCCTCATGGCTCAGGCCATGAAGATGATGGACGTGGCCGGCATTGACCGCTTTGTGACTTTCATTACCCCCATGGGCCAGCTGGCACCGCAGGCTCTTGATAAGGTGGACTTTGACGCCATGGTTGAGGAGTATGGAAATAAGCTGGCCATCCCGCCCATGATTATCCGGCCCGATGATAAGGTGGCCGAGATCCGGGCCCAACGCCAACAAGCCAGCCAGCAACAGGCCCAGGCCCAGGCCGCGGCTCAGCATGCCCAGACCGCGGCAACACTTTCCCAGGCTGATACCAGCAACCCCAATATGTTGACCGACCTTATGGATCAGTCCAAGGCCGGCGACGTGATGCCGGACAGGTGATGCAATGCCCAAGCAAGATGAATTTGATCCTTATTCTGAAGAAGATAATCTGGAGAAATTGAAGCAGCTACACGTGGAAGAAGAAAAGCGAAACAAGAAATTTGAGGAATTTCAGCTGGACGATTGGCGCCTGGCTTTAAGCGGGCCATCCGGCCGCGCCATCCTGGGCCAGCTGATACTTTTTTGCCGCACCATGGAAGTTAACACGGAACAGAACCCGCAGGCTTCCGGATACCGCGAAGGCCTTAGAGCCGCCGGGCTTTTTATTTTTGCAAAGATCAAAGCTGCAGCACCGAACAAGTATCTGGAAATACTTCGGGAGGCCGAAGCGGTTTCAGATTTTTTCAACACGGCAACAATCGCGGAATTGAACCGGGCCCGCGACTTGTTTAAATAAAGCAGGAGAATACCATGGTGGAAGAAAAAAAAGATTCGGCGGCCGCGGCCGGCGCCGGAGACGAGCAAGTCAGCGGAACAGGGACCCCGGCAAGCGCCACGCCGGATCCGAAACCCGCCGCACCAGCATCAACCGCGGCACCCGCCGCGGCAGCACAAGCCGAAGCCCAGCCAGCCGCCCCCGCGGCCGCGGCATCCGAGGCGCCGGCTGGAGATAAGCCCGCAGCTGCACCCGCGGCGACCGAAGAAGATCAGGTGGCCAAGGCCCAGGCGGATTTGAAGGCAGCCTGGGAAAAGCAGCGCCAAGACGGAAAGCTGACCCTGAAGGATGAAACCCTGGTGGCCATTGAAATGTATGCCAAGCAGAACAAGCTTGACGACACGCAGAAGGCCCTGCTTATCAAGAACCAGGACGACACTTTCCGGGCTCAGCAAAAAGAATGGCAGGACGCCCAAAAGCAATGGATCAGTGATTTGCAGGCCGATCCGATTTTTGGCGGGAAGAATTTCAAGACTTCCGTGGAAGGCGCCAAGCGCGTCATGGCCAAATTTGGCCCGGAAAGCTTTGTGAAGATGTTGGATACCACCGGACTGGGCAACCATAAAGACCTGGTCCTAACCTTTGCCAGAATTGACCGGGCCTTGATGGCCAACGATAGATTTGTGGGAATGGGAGACGAACAACAGAAGCCGGAAATCAAAACGCAAGAATCGGTGATGTTCCCCAATTCCCAGGATCCGAACGTGGCCGCGCAAAGCTAAGTCAATTTCTAGCATCAACGAAAGGAAACCCCCGTCATGGCTCTTTTGTCTGCAGGCGGCAACTTCCTGACTTTGGCCCAGTGGGCCAAGCGCCAGGCGCCCGACCAGGAAATTGACGTCATTGTTGAAATGCTTTCCCAGCGCAATGAAGTCCTGACCGACATGAAGTGGAAAGAAGGCAACCTGCCGACCGGCGAACGCACCACGGCCCGCACCAGCCTTCCCACCCCTTCCGACCGTATCATCAACTCCGGCGTGGTGGCGCATGCCAGCACCACCGAGCAGTTTGATGAACAGACGGCCGTGAAAGAAGATTGGTGCGACATTGACGAAGAGCTGGCCCGCCTGGGTGGCAACGTCAACGCCTTGCGCCTTTCGGAATACAACGCTTTCTTGGAAGGC